TCATGCAAAGATGGAGAGAAAGTAGTGACAAGGTTAGGGCTGAAGATATTGAAATATATAAAAAGTTACGTTAGAAAAAATGAATTGCCACCTACATTTGTAGAAATAATGGCAGCAGTTGAAACTAAATCTCGTTGTGCAGTACAATATGCAGTTGATAGATTAGAAGAAGATCAGCTAATAAAAAGAATACCTGGTCGTTCTAGAAATATTTGGCCTGTTTAATTATATAAACTTTCTTCTATTACATCGCCAATATCATTGTCATCAGCTTCTACTAGGTGACCATATATATTCATAGTAGTCGCTAAATCTTTATGACCTAACTGTTTTGGTATCCACTTAAAAGACTTTTTTTCTTTCATAGCTACCTCAATAATAATACTTGCATAGTAATGTCTAAGAGCATGAACACAACCCTTCCAATCAGATTCTTTGCCTATAATTTTAAGTGCCTTTTTTATCCCACCTTTAACTAAACCACCATGAGTTCTTGGACTATTTTTTCTTTTAGAACTAGGAAACAACCAATCACCACCATTTAAACCAATAATATAAGATTTAATTCTTTCTACTGATCTAGCACCAATGTAAACAAATCGTTCTTGTTCTCCATTTTTAAGTTCATTGTATTTAATACCATACCTAGTTTGCACTCTTGTGATTTTGACAAAAGGCTTTGGTGAATTAAAAAAGAAATCACTAGCTTTTAATGGGCTAACCTCACTTGATCTAAGCCCCAATGAGCATAGGTGTGTGAATAAAGCATTATCAGGGTTACAGTACTTGTCAACTGCTTCTAAGACTTCCCTAGCTAGTTCTTTATTAGGACACCATACTTGTTTCTTAGGTCTGCTAATTTTAGCCTTTTTGCTTTCAGATGGATTAATATCAAAGTGCTTTCTATTCTCATTATATATGTAACTAATAGCACTTTTAAACAGACTATAAATATGAACAATAGTTGTAGCTGAAACATTGTGCTTAGTTCTTTTAAGTGTCTTTAATATTTTATCCATCATGTGATCGTCTAGGTCTACTATCTTGTAATCAATAAGAGGTTTGTCATCGACCATAAAAGGTGAATGTTCATCTGCTAAATGATTGTTGATATAACCTTTGTAGTTATTATAGCTTGTTGGGGCTACATTCTGCTTTGCATAAGGCAAGAAGCTGTCAAAAGCATCTTTAACAGTTAACTTACTTTTAGGTTTAAAATCACTGATTCTTCCTGCATTTTTAATCTTGTCTAAGATTATTTCTTTAGTTTTACCTGTAATCCTACGACCATTAACAGTTGCATAATATCCATTATGTTTATCTTCTCTAAATTTAACTGACATTATTTTGCTCCTTATATATCTGAATACGATCTGAAACTTCTCTACCATCTTGATTAGTTTCTTCATCATGCTCAAAAACTTGAACAAAAATACCATGTGGTTTGGGATCATAATGATACGAACTTGTAACTCTTAATAAAAATGGTTGATCGTGCATTTCAAATTCGATCCATTGATCTTGCATATTATAAATATCCATTACTCAATCTCCCCATCTAAAATATCTTTGATTTCTCCTATTATTTGCAATTTACCTTTAAGGTGTTCTGCTAATTCTAAATCATCTTTGGTGCAACCATTGTCACCTATTGTATGATGATGCTCCACAAAATCAGTATGATTTAAGTGCATATCCAAAAGACCATCATTAATAATTTCTTCTTGATCTGCATTGAATAAAAAAGCCTTACAACATTTATTAACAAGATTAAGCATTTCTATTTTTGTAAAGTTACCTTTTTCGTATTGAAAACCTAAATCTTCTAATGAACTTTGTAATTCCTCAAAACTACAATCTTTATTATTTTGAATTGTCATTATCTTGCTCCTTACTAATAAGTTCAACTGCAAGTTCGTATGGATCATCAAGAATATTAAAAATTTCCTCAATCCTTTTATCAAGATGCTCACATTCTTTAGGTATAAATAATGGAAAACCATTAGAATCAAGTTGAAGTAAAGGATCGTCATCAAAGTGAAATAATTTGTTATGGTTATAAAGTGAAGTAATAAACTTTTCGCACATATTCTTATTTAAAAGAGTTGTTTTATAATCAATCATTATTTTGCTCCCATAAATTTTACAACAGTATCAAAATCATCTGTTTCTAAAATAGTAACTTGATAATTGTCAGAATATTCATCGTCATCTGTGACTGAAAACCTTTTCCAATCTTCTCCCTCTCTCATTTTAGGATTGGGGTGGTCGATAAAAAGTTTTTTGTTTTTAAAACTATAAGATGGACAAGCATCATTACCATAACTTGTATGCTCCCATTCTTTAGGTATTTTGTTTTCTAAATCTTTTACACACTCTTTAAAATAAGTCATTATCTTGCTCCCCTTAAAATACATTTGGATATAAATTCAGCTACTAATTGTTTGTTACTAGACATTTCATCTAGCATTTGATCTTTGTTGAATAGAACTGCCTGACACATTTGATCGAATACAATCTGACCAATAGTTGTCTTATATAAGTAGTTAAAGTCTTTATAAAGCATCATAGTCTCCTAACCAGTTTCGCTTATTAATAAGTATAATATATGCATATTCGCATACTATTACAAGTAAAAAAAGACGATTTTAAGAACTTGACCTGTCACCCTAATTTTACATGAGAATCGTTGCCAAGAAATTGACAGACGATTACAGACGATTTGGTGGCTAAAAACACCTATTTTTGACCTATTTTTTAGGAACGTATTAGGTATCAAATAGGTACGTTTTAGGGATTGGTATTTTAAATTAGGTAATGTTTTCAATGAGTTGTTGGCTAAGTCATTGTATTTACTACCACTATCCAAATGAGGGAAAGTGGTGAGCGCGACAGGATTCGAACCTGTCATCTTGGCTTGTAAGCCATTGAAAACACTACATTTATTTTTAGGTACAGACGTTTCAAGATTCATAAAAAAATCCCTTTCACAAAGAATCTTATTTACAACAAAACTATAAGTCAAATTTTATATTTACAGACGATTCTTGACCTGTCACCCTATGCTGTTTTCTTCTTAACTTTCTTTGCAGTCTTAGCAGCTAACTTAAAAGATTTATTAGTTGGTGCGCCTTTTGATCCAACCTTACGCATCTTCTCTGGTGTTTTACCTGCTGCTTTTTGTCTCTTTATTCTTTTTCTTTTTGCATGAATGTTGGCATATAAGCCTGGTCGTTTAGCCATTACTTTTTACCCTTACCAATTTTATTCATCTTAATTTTTTTGACACCTTTTTTCTTTGGTGGTCTACCTCTAGTCTTTCCATAAGTTCCTTTACCCATTGGCATTAGCTTTCTCCTTTGTTAGTTAACATTTCCATCTACGTCTTGCAGCTTTCCCTCTTGGCCCTGTCCAACTCTTAGACCTTGCACAAAAAGACTTTCTTCTCTTAGCATCTTTACTGCCTGGTTTAACTTTACCTGTTACTGGTGCTTTTAATTTACTGCCTGTGGCTTTGTTGTATTTGGCTCTACCTTTTGCTGTTAGACCACCACCTGCTTTAACAGATAGTTTTTCGCCCCTACCAACAGATAGATTTACAGGTTTCTTTTTCCTAGATTGAGCCATGTAATGATCTCATGCGTTTCACTAAACGACCTGCTCTATTTGGAAGTTGCTTATAGTAATTGGAGTCAATCATCTCATCGGCTGCTTTGTTCCAATCCCTAGCATCGACACCTGCTTTCATACCTACAAACTTTTTTAGTCTAGGATAACCAAGATTAAACATCATATTAGCTATGATTAGCTGTGCATCTTCTGGTAAATGGTCAAAGTCATCATAAAGTAATTCACAGTCACTAAGCACAGTTTCAATATCTTTATCAAACCAAGCCTTTACCTGCTCATCTGATATTTCAACACCAACCTCTGCATACTTTTCATCATCCCACTCGGTAATCATGTGGCCTATACCACCTGTAACCTTGTTTTGAGTACACATATAGGTCTCATGCTTACAGCCCTCATCTAACTCTAATTCTTTGCGTAGCTGCTCTATATTCATTTTTGTTTGCTCTTTCCTGTCTTTAATGAATTTATGTACTTGTGCCAAAAGTAGTTAGCTATGGCATGAAAGAAGTCATATAATTTTAGGTAAATGCTGTTCATTTTGTCAGTCCTTTTTGCTTTTCATATGTGCGTAAACCACCAAGACCGAGCATACCCATCAAGACTGTCATTAGTGATCCCATGTCAAATGTAGGTAATTCTGGTATTTCTACAGCTAGGTAAGCACAAACAAAGATAGTTACTGGTGCTAATACAAAATGCCAACATAAAGCTATGCCACAAGTCCAACCAATAAAAGGTCTCCAACCTGCAACAAATATTGATTTATGACTAGCTTCTGCTTTGTTTATCTCTATCTGACCTTTGGCTAACTCTTGTGCATGATTTTCAGCCATTGTAGCTAGTTCATGGGCTAGTTTATTCTTTTGGTCTTTGTCCTCTATAAACTTACCAACTAAGTTTGTTACAGGGCCAATAAGTGCTGTTAACATATTATTTCCTATTCATAAAAGCAGATGCACCCATGTAGGCAGCTACAATGCCACCCCCAGTAATATAGAAAAGGTTACTAATATCTGCCAAAGCCTTAACTCTATCAAGATCAACAAAAAACATCGCA